CCTACTGGACCCACTGGTCCAACAGGTAACCAAGGCAACCAAGGTGTTCAAGGTGCTACAGGTTCTGGTGGACCTGGTGGTTCAACAGGTCCTACTGGACCCACTGGTCCCACTGGTCCTACTGGTCCAACAGGTCCTCAAGGTAACCAAGGTGTTCAAGGTGCCGTTGGTGCTACAAACCCACCAAGTGGAACTAACATCCAGTTGACTGATGGTTTTTACACTAATGATCAGGAGTTAAACTCTGATAAAACGCTATCTGGTTCACTGAACGGTGGAGTGTTTGGACCTTACACGATTGCATCGGGAAGCACTCTTACGATTAGCAGTGGAGCAACCTTCACCGTAATCTGATGTATAAATAATCCAAGTTATCAGATTTTTAACTTATTATGGTTACTGGAGTAGACGGAGTTTACGATAAAAGAATAATCTATGATAATGGTGAAGGTGGAGTTGCTATTATTGTACCCTCACCTTCTTGCCAATCAATTGATAGATTGATTCAAGATGTGCCTGCCGGAAGAAAATATCAAGTGGTTGATATTAGTGATATTCCTAGTGATAGAACTTTTAGAAATGCCTGGACCTACGAGGAGGATTGATTATGGCACATATTGGAATTAATACAGCAAAAGCAAAAGAAATTCATAAAGAGCATATTCGCGAAAAGCGTAACCCTTTGCTTTCTGCTAAAGACGTTGACTTTCAACGAGCTCAAGAAACTGGAGCAAGCACGGTAGATATTGTCTCTGCTAAGCAGGCACTTCGTGATGCTACAGATCTTGCTGACATTACTATTGACACAGTAGGTGTTACTAGTGTCACTAATCAACTCAAAGCATCTTGGGACACAAGTCTTTTAGGCGATAATCCTTGGTAAGTTATGAGCACTTTAGTAGCAGCAAATATACAAAACACGGGCAGCGGTGCTCCGACATTTAAGAACACCTCCGGCACGGAGATCGGTCAACTTGCTAAGGCTTGGATTCAATTCAACGGCACAGGAACGGTTTCAATTAGAGAGAGTTTTAACTTTTCCTCACTTACTGACAACGGCACTGGTGACTATACAATTACCTTTACAACTGCGATGACAGACGCTAATTATGCTGTACTTGGTATGACTTCTGAAAGTGGGAACCCAAACCGCATGATGGCACAAAGAGAGGACAGCACAATTGTCAATACAAGCGTTCGCGTGGGAACATTTACAACGGGTGGCAGCGTAAGCGATGAAGAACATAATTCTGTTGTGGTTTTCCGCTAATCAATTATGAGCACTATAAAAGTAAACAATTTACAAAATACTTCTGGAGGTGCAAGTTCAACAGCAGAAGAAATTCAGCAAGGTAGAGCAAAAGCGTGGGTGAACTTTAATGGCACCGGCACAGTCTCCATTTACGATGACTATAATGTAAGTACAATTACTGATCATGATACGGGACAGTATACTATCAATTTCACCAATCCAATGCCAAACGCAAACTATGCCTTTACTGGAATTAATTCTTCAGACGGAGACAGTGGTCATGAATCAATTGTGTCGAAGCACGGAGGATCTACTCCAACTACGAGTGCCTTACGTATCCGTATTACAAAGACAAGTGACGCAGGTTATACGAACAAAGCAATGACCAGCGTTATAATTTTTGGAGATTAACAATGAGTCAAATTAAAGTAGATAGTATAGTTCCAAGAAGTGGACTTTCTGGTGGTGCCAGTGGTGGTATCATACAATCAGTACACGAGTTTAGTACTACGAAGATTGAGACGAGTTCAGATGCTGATATTATTTCAGCAACTATTACTCCATCATCTTCATCAAGTAAAATTTTATTCATGTACACTGGTAACGTAGCTCAGGAAAGCACTGAAGGACGGGAATGGGGATTCATAGCGTATAGAGGTTCAACTCAAATTCGCCTTGGAAGGGATGAAAATAGCAACAGTAGAGCAACATTCCAAGCTTTTGGTACTGACAACCGTGCTGCTGCGAGCAACTTCAATGGAACATATCAAATAACTGGTATTTTAGTTGATGAACCAAACACCACTTCATCAATAACTTATAAACTTGCTATAGAACAATTTTATACAAGTAGTACTGCACCAGTTAAGATTGGGGAATCTGGATGGGGTGGAACGGGAATTGAACAGGTAACTAATGGTTACTCTTTGACACTAATGGAGATTTCAGGATGATTGGAAAAGCACTTCAAAACTTAAGACCAGGATCAAAATGGACTATTCGTGGGGGTTATTATGGTGGGATAGAGTGGAAAGATACAGAACAAACAAAACCAACAGAAGAAGAAGTAAATTCGGAAATAGCAAGACTTCAATCAGAAGAACCAATGAAAAGGTTGAGAGATTATAGAAATAAACTGTTGGCAGAAAGTGATTGGATGGCAAACTCTGATGTAACAATGTCTGATGCATGGAAAACATATCGTCAGGCACTTAGAGACCTTCCAAGCACTGCTACACCAGTGTTAGATAACACCTCAAAACCAGGTATTTCGGGAGTTACCTGGCCAACAAAACCTTCTTGACGGTCTGATGCTGATGTGATTTGATTTGATTTAATAAATACTCAAAAAAGTGTAGATAATGGCAGCACTAAATTTTCCTGCGAACCCTAGCAATGGTGACACTTACTCAGCAAATGGGTTAACTTTTACATTTAATGGCACTGCCTGGACAAGAGGTAGTGATCCTGGTGCACAAGGACATCAAGGTGTTCAAGGTGCACAAGGTCATCAGGGTGTTCAGGGTGCTACAGGTGCAAATTCAAGTGTAGCAGGTCCTACTGGACCACAGGGCAATCAAGGCGTACAGGGTGCCCAAGGTGTTCAGGGTGCCACAGGTGCTGGTGGTTCAACAGGTTCCACAGGTCCACAGGGCAATCAAGGCGTACAGGGTGCTCAAGGTGTTCAGGGTGCTTCAGGTTCCGGTGGTTCAACGGGTTCAACAGGACCTCAGGGTTATCAAGGCGTACAAGGTGCTGATGGAAACTTCGGTGGTGCCACTTTTGATTATACATTTAGCACTACAACAACAGATTCTGATCCTGGACAAGGAAACTTAAGATTCAATAATGGCACACTGTCCTCTGCGACAGAAATGTATATTGATGATGAAGATGATGGCGGTAATGATATCCAAGCATTCTTAAGAACAATTGACGATTCAACGTCAACAGTCAAAGGTCACGTTAGAGTATCTAATAGACTCAACGCAGCAGACTTTGCTCTATTCACAATTAGTGGTACAAACACAGAAGCATCTGGTTATCATAAGGTAAGTGTATCTTATGTTTCTGGTGCAACTTCATTTAGTAATAGTGAAGATATTATTGTAACTTTTGCCAGAACTGGAACAAAAGGCGACACTGGTTCTGCTGGACCTCAAGGTAATCAGGGTGTCCAGGGTGCTGGTGGACCAACGGGTTCTACCGGTCCCACAGGACCACAAGGAAACCAAGGTGTTCAAGGTGCTCAAGGACATCAAGGTGTTCAAGGCGCTACTGGTTCCACTGGACCTACAGGACCTAACACGATTGACGATTTTATAACTCATAATGGAGATACAGACACCAAATTTGGATTTGCTGCTGCTGATACATTTACAGTAGAGACTGGTGGTGATGAAGCACTTCGTATAGATTCAAGTGGTCGTGTAGTAATTGGTACTGACACTGCACGAACCGATTTCTTTTCAGGTACTTTGTCTGCCAACGTACAGGTAGAAGGTAGTTCTTATGCGGCTTATTCTTGCTACGCAACTAATGGCAACGGTGCGTTTATTTTTGGACGTGATAATGGATCTAGCGGTTCGACTATCGGAAACCTGAGTTGGCAGGCAGACGACGGAACAGATGAAGTCGAAGCTGCAAGAATTTCCGCGCAAATAGATGGCACTCCTGGATCAAATGATATGCCGGGGCGTCTATTGTTCTTCACTACTGCCGATGGAGCATCATCACCAACAGAAAGACTTCGTATAAGTTCTGCTGGTAATGTTGCTATCGGAACTGATGCATATGGTAACGTTGACCCTCTAGCACCACTTCATGTTTCCAGTTATTCTCCAACAACAGCAATCACAGACCATGGTACTTTAAGAGCTGCTGCAACACTATTGTTGCAGACATCAAATAATGTTAATGACTCTAGATCTGGTGTAATGTTTAGTGGAGCACTCCACTCAACAGATGGATGTAGTGCTGGTATCATAGCAAATCATGAAAATGTATCGGAAAATAGTGAGTCCACATCTTTAAGTTTTTATACTTCACATAATGAAAGTCTGGGAGAAAGACTTCGTATAACTTCTGGTGGTGGTCATAGGATAAAATGTAATGAAAGTTGGACTGCAGCAAATCTATCAGAACTTAATAGTGATAAATTAGCACTTAATATTAATCAAACAAGACAGGGGCAAACAAAAGCAATTGCATTTGGTGCTATTGGTGCTTCTGGTGGTTCTACTGGTATTCAGTGTTATGATACATCTGATAACAGTGCTAATCCCTTATTAATAAATCCATTTGGTGGTAATGTTGGTATCAATATTACTACTCCTGAAAGACCATTGCACATCGTTGGTAATGATGGTGCTACTGGTGCAACACTAGGTAATAGTGATACCACACTAGTACTTGATAATTCTGGTGGTAATGGTGCAATGATTGAGTTCCTTGCTTCTAATACTGGACAGGGACATATCATGTTCACTGATACTGATGGAACCAATAGAGGTAGAATTTCATATAATCATACTAGTGATTATTTTAGAATTGATACTGCTGGTACAGAAAGACTTCGTATAACTTCTGCTGGTAGAGTGCATGTTACTGCTGGTGATTTTAGAGTTACTGATAATAACTCTGGATTGCTGTTCCAAGAAAGTAATAATGGAGCATTCCTTTGGTTAGATGGTGCTAATGGCGATTTCGTTGGTGGTGATTATTATGGTATTGCTGCAAACAATAGTGCTCAGTTGCAATTTGGATATGCTGGTTCTGCACATATGGTACTTGATAGCAGTGGTAATCTCACCGTAAACGGCACTTTAACTGCAAATAGTTTTAGTGGTTCTTTAACATCTGATAATACTGCTAAAGCATGGGTCAACTTCAATGGCTCTGGAACAGTTTCTATCCGTGACGACTTTAATGTAAATACTATTAGTGATCAAGGCACTGGAAAATATTTTGTTAATTTTTCTAATAGTCTGTCTAATGGTAATTATGCTGCTGCTTTGGGAATATCAGGAGCAAATGGATATGTAATGTCCAATTCTCTTAAAGATGGATATGGTCGTGGTGGAACCATGGATTCATCTGGGTTTAATATTTGGACAAACAACGACTCCAACCACTCCGGTGATGAAAGTGTAGTCACTGCTGTTGTCTTTGATTAAACTTGACAAAATTTTAGAGTTTGATTAAAATAAATAGATAAGTATAAAAAAGTTTGAAGGTATTATGCCTGGAGTAGATGGAGTTTACGACAAAAGGGTGATTTATCCAGATGATGATGGTGGAGTCACTATTTTAGTGCCATCAACACACTGCCCATCTCTCGAAAGATTGGCAGAAAATGTACCTGAAGGAAAACCATATCAAATAGTAAACGTGTCTGAAATTCCTACTGATAGGAGTTATAGAGATGCTTGGACATTCGTGGAGGACTAGTAAATGAGCATAGGTATTGATGTAAACAAGGCGAAACAAATCCATAAAGATAAAATTCGCAATGTTCGCCAACCACTGTTAGAAGCAGAGGATATAATCTTTATGAGAGCAGTTGAATCTAATGATGACACTGCCAAAACAACATCTTCTACAAAAAAACAAGCACTACGTGATGCTACAAATATTGTTGACAGTGCTACTATTACTGCCACTGATGTTGTTGGAGTAACTAATGAACTCAAAGCAGTTTGGAATACTGATTTATTAGGAGACAATCCACTTTAATATTATAATGAATCATAATGCAGTAGGTGTATTCGCACAACCGATAACAAGAATAAAGTGTGATATAGAGGGAGTGTGTGAATTTTTTGACAGTGTAATTAAACGTAAAGATGATTCTGTTACAAATAAACTTCTTGGTGGTGGCAGTCCACAATTGAGACATTATCATAATTGTAATAATGTTTTCAACATATATTCAGAGTTGAAAAACTTGCATGATCAAGTTTTAGAGAAATCAAACTTTGTCTATAGAAAAGTGATGAATTATGAAAGTGATGTTTTTATCACAAACGCTTGGTTTAATGAGTGTCAGATTGGTGGTTCTCAAGACCTTCATAGTCACTGTAATTCTATGTTGTGTGGAACTCTTTATTTAAGAACTGATGAAAATACTGAGATTTTATTTAGTAGTCCATTTGGCACAAGTAAAATTGCTCCCAATTTGTCTGATAAGGCATCTGGTCAACCAAATGAATTTGGATATAACTATCATCAAACTAAAATTTATATAAATCCAAAACAAGGCGACTGTTTGTTTTGGCCAAGTTTTCTAAGTCATGGATACTTTTCTAATCAAACACCAAACAGATTATCTCTAAGTTTTAATTTGATGCCGGTGTCATTTAACTCACTTTACAAACCACACCATGTAAGTCGTTAGTTGATGCCCCTTGACACCCCGAGGTGGATGCCTTATAATACGGGGGTCAACAACAAAGCAATCCATGAACGCCGAAACTTTTGTTGAGAATGTCGTTATTGACATTTGTAGCAGGTCTTTCATCGTCACTAGTGACAAAAATGACAAACGTATGGTAGAATGTGATAGTGCAGAAGAGTTTATGAATCTTCTTGAGGTTTGCACTGCTCTCCTAGAGGAAGATCAAATTCTATATACAGAACCAGTTACTATGGAAAGTTGATGGAAGTATTTACTATTCAAGAATGGGAAAAGAATTTTGATGAACTCTTCAAGAGAGTAGAAGACGGAGAAACAATAGGTATAATCAAAGAAGATGGACAGGCAGCAGTAATGATGCCTGCCGATGATGAAATTATACGAATATACACAGAGCAAAATAACGAAGCTCAGTAATTTCATCATCTGGGACTATCGCATATTGGTTAATGCCCACTGCTTATAACGGTGTGAACCGGGTTCAATTCCCGGTAGTCCTATCAGTGTAGATGTGATGTAAGGAAACACGCCTCTTTGGAGAGTATTGCAGGTATCAAACCCTGTCATCTACACTATCTGCTTCCTTAGCAATCTGGTGAATGCAGCAAACTCATAATTTGCCTAAGGTGAGTTCGATCCTCACAGGAAGCACCTTGCGAGTATGGCGGAATCGGTAGACGCACCAGACTTAAAATCTGTTGAGCATCATGCTCGTGGGAGTTCAAGTCTCCCTACTCGCATAAAATAAATAAGACAAAGCGTGAGGCTTATGTCAAATTTTGTCTATAAGGTAACCCAATCTTACAATTGGTTTAATAATGGAAATATAATTGTAAGGATGTATTTTCTTAATCATATACCTTTCACTTTTGATGAATTAGATCCTGGTTATCTTTATGATAGAGACATAGTAGAACAAGCAGACAAAGAAAAAGATTATGACATTAACGATGTTTATATGGGATCACAATATTTAATTCTTGAAAAATGTCATCCGTGCTTTGATATGATTGATATTGAGAACAAGGATGAACTTCCAGATGATCTAATACCATATTTTGACGAGGAAGATTTGAGGGGATAAATAGAACATAGAAATCTAATGGTCGTCATAATCCGATGCCTCTTAATAAGCTGGAAAACTTCATTAAGAATACAGAAGGTCGTATTCTTTATGTAAACCCTAGTGACCTTGATGCTACTGACGCGATTGAAAATCAGGGAAACTCATTAACTAAACCTTTTAAAACTGTCCAAAGAGCACTGCTAGAGGCAGCAAGATTCTCCTATTTGAGGGGAAGTGATAATGATATTATTGAGAAAACAACCATTCTTCTGTATCCAGGAGAACATCTTATTGATAACAGACCTGGTTTTGCAATTAAAGATGTGAGTGGAACCGCAACTGCTGTTTCTCCCTCTGGTGCAACAACGAGTGCTCAAACTACTCTTACATTAACTACAGACTCAATATTTGATTTAACTCAAGAAGATAATATTCTCTACAAGTTCAATAGCATCAACGGTGGTGTTATTGTTCCCCGTGGAACCTCTATTGTCGGTCTTGACTTAAGAAAAACTAAACTGAGACCAAAATATGTACCAAATCCAACAGATGATAACTTATCTGGAACTGCTCTGTTCAGAGTAACTGGTACTTGTTACTTCTGGCAATTCTCCATCTTTGATGGTGATCAAAGTGGAACTGTTTATACTGACAGTCAGGACTTTTCATCTGCTAATACCGCTACTCCTACATTCTCTCACCACAAACTTACTGTATTTGAATATGCTGATGGTGTAACCATTCCAACCGGTTATACTATCTCTGACTTAGCGATGTATTATAGTAAGCTTTCTAATGCTTATAATACAGAAACTGGAAGAAATATTGACCAGAAGTGGCCAGCAGATCCACTTGGTTTTGCTGCTAAGCGTCCAGAATTTGAAATTGTCGGCGCATTTGCAGATGATCCTGTCAATATTTCCACTATCATTTCTGGTGATGGATCTACACCAAGTAGTATTATCACAGTGACGACAAGCACTGACCATAAACTGACATCAGGGACACCAATTAAGATTAAAGGTGTCAGTGTGGAAGATTATAATATCGCTACCACAGTTCAGAATGTCACTAATGCTAGAACATTTACATTCTTGCTTCCATTCGTTAGAAACAATCTGACAGCATCTCCTAGTGCTTCAGGTTCTACTGTTACTATTGAGACTGATACTGTCCAGGGTGCCTCTCCATACATCTTTAACATCTCACTACGTTCAGTCTTTGGCATGAACGGCATGCATGCTGATGGTGCAAAGGCAACTGGATTCCGTTCCATGGTTGTTGCCCAGTTCACCGCTGTCGGTCTTCAAAAGGATGACAGAGCGTTCGTTAAGTATAATGAATCTTCAAGAGTTTATGAGGGTATTAGTGTATCTAAGGTAACTGGTGCTGCTCTCGCTAGCGGTTCTTCATCTACTGATGCCACTAAAGTCTATCACTTAGATAGTGAGGCGCAGTATAGAATTGGATGGGAAAGTTCTCATATCAAAGGTTCAAACGATTCCTTCTTACAGATTGTTTCAGTCTTCGCTATTGGTTTTGCCTATCACTTTGATGGTAGAAATGGTGCTGACATGAGCATCACAAACTCCAACTCTAACTTTGGACAAATTTCTCTGAATGGTGTTGGATTTAAGAAAGCAGCATTTAATAAGGATAATAAAGGATATATCACATCGGTTATCACTCCTAAAGCAGTCATAACTAAAGAAGAAGATATTGATTGGGTAACTCTTGATGTTGGTCTTACAACTTCTGTCGGTATTACTAGTCATCTATATCTCTTTGGATATAATAACAAGAATATTAAACCACCACATAAGATTCAAGGTTATCGTATTGGTGCCAAACTGAACGAGAAACTATCCTTTGTAGGTTCTGGAACCACCTACACTGCAGATGTTCTGATGGTTGACAATGAAATAAGCACTACTGCCACTACTTCTGCCCTTGGGGAAACCAGCTCTGTCAAAGAATATAAAGTAACCTCAGTAACCAATAGCACTTTTACTATTGGGTCGCATCAAATAATTACTGGTGAGAAGATTGTAATTAACAGTGACACTGGAGATCTTCCAGAAAATATTGAAGCACACAAGGTTTATTTTGCTATTAAGGCAAGTGCCACTACTATTAAAGTTGCAGCATCTATTACAAACGCTGAGAATGATGAGGCAATCACACTGTATGGTGGAGAAAGTTTGAGAGTTCGCAGTAGAGTTTCTGAAAAGAGTTCTGGCGAAATTGGTTCTCCAATTCAATTCGATGCAGGTAATGGAAACTGGTTTGTCAAGTCATCTGTCGGTAACGCAATTTATAATGCTTTTAATACTCTTGGAACAGGAACCCTTGGCACTAGAACAACAACCAGTTTTATCAAAAGAAAAGAGGATTCCAGAAGTCTTGATGAAAAACTGTATAAGTTAAGAGTTGTTGTTCCAAAGGAACTCTCTAATTGTAAGGAACCAGAGGAAGGATTTGTTATTCAGGAATCTAGCACTACATCACTGAGATCTAATGCAGATTTTACCGCTACGGGCATCACAACTTCTGATCCAGACTTTAATAGAAATCCAAGATTTATTAGCACTTGTTCTACTTCAAGTTCTACAGTAACTGTCATCTCTGAGATTCCACACAACATTAAAGTTGGTGAGAAGATTACAATTAAGAATGTAACCAGTACAGGAAATACTGCTGGTACAGAGAACAAAGGATATAATGGTGTATTCACTGTATTGTCTATTCCTGATGATAAGACATTTACTCACTCCACAACTGATGTTGATGACATCACTCATAATGGTGGTAGTTTTACCAACAATACAAGCACTAGAACAATTGCTCTGCCTAGATTTGAGAGAACTGACTGGAAGGGCAACTTCTACATCTATAGAAATGAAGTTATCACACCATATGTTGAAAATGTAAGTGATGGTATCTATCATCTCTACGTTCTGAACGCAAACAATGATATTCCAGCAGAATATACCACTCACTATTACAGTCAAAAGGTTGATGATCTTTATCCACAGCAGGATAAGGATAATGTGAATGATAATCCAGAGTCTGCTGAATCTTTTGCGATGAGATCACCAGTGGGTGATGTAACTACAAGTGACTTGAAGAAGAGTATTACTAGAGAAAGTATTGACAATCTTCTTCCTACACTTGGTATTGGTCTTACCATTTCTGGCGTCACCACGTCATTCACATCAAATACAGTTGGTGTTGCCACGATTACCTTCCATGAAAACCACAACTTCAACGGTATTGTAACTTACAGTGCTCTGACTGGTGGTTCTGGTTACGTTAATGGCACTTACCATAATGTTAAACTGTTCAACAACGGCACAACAACATGGGATGGTGCCACAGCAAGAGTTGTTGTCGCTGGTGGTAAAGTATCTAATGTTGACATTACCTCTGGTGGTTCTGGATATACAAACAACGAAGAGTTAGACTTTGATACTTCTAGAGTTGGTGGTGGAACTGGTGCAGGTGTCACTATTTCTACTTCCGGTATCTCTACTGTTAATGGTAATACAATTCAACTGACTGGTATTGGCACCCACACCAGTGGACACTTTAGAATTACTGGTGTTCCTGGTAAGAATCAAGTTGCGATTGCCATTAGTAACACTGATGCTAGACCAATCCAGGGACAATATCTTATCAATATCGCTCCTGAGATCACAGTTTCTACTGCTACCACTACAATTACTTCTGGTATTACCACATTTACAACAACTGAACCACACGGTTTCGTGGTTGGTAACAGGTTGACCGTTAAAAACAACAGTGATGCTGATCTTGGACACTATGATGTTACTGGTGTTACCACAACCACAGTCACAGCAAACGTTGGTGTTGGTGTTACAATCCATGGACCTAAGTTCCTGCTGAAGCATGGTTTATCCGCTAATGATCTGACATCTGATAAGAATGGTGAGAACTTAGGATCTAGAGGTTTGTCGTTCTTCGGTAATGAGACTGCTATTCTAAAGTCTAGCATTACTAATGAAACGACGATTAAAGTCAAGACTACAAATGTTGGTGTTTCCACTGCTGCTAGATTTGAACTTGGATCTTATATCCAAGTTGATAATGAGATTATGAGAGTCACCAGTAATGTTCTTTCAGGCTCTGCTAATAATGAGATGACTGTTATCCGTGGTGCTATGGGAACAGTTAAGGAGAATCATTCTGGTGGAGCACTCATTAAGAAGATTGATCTCAAGGCAATTGAGTTCCACAGACCAACGTATTTGAGAGCATCTGGTCATACATTTGAGTATCTTGGTTATGGTCCAGGTAACTACTCTACCGCACTTCCTCAGGTTCAAGTAAGATCTCTGAACGAAGAAGAGGAAACTCTAGCACAGGCACAAGAGAAGAATTGTGGTATTGTTGTTTACACTGGTATGAATAATGATGGTGACTTCTATATCGGTAACAAGAAGATTAACTCTGCTACTGGTAAAGAGAAGACCTTTGATATTCCTATCCCAACTGTAACTGGTGAAGATGCTAGTGTAAACAGTGTAGTGTTTGATGAGGTTATAGTTAAGGAGAGACTAATTGTTGAGGGTGGCAATTCTGGCACTGTTCTTTCTCAGTTTGATGGTCCTGTTACCTTTAATGGTGAAACCAAGTTTAATGAAAATATTGATGTTGATGCCTCTGTTAAAGTTACAGGAGTGTTTAATCTCACAGATACTACAGAATCTACTAGTGTTGGAACTGGTGCTCTGACTGTAGATGGTGGTGTTGGTATTGATAAGAATCTGAATGTTGGTGGTAACATCACTGCTACCGGCGCAGGAACAAGTATTTCTGCCACAAACTTCTATGGTGATGGATCTACACTGACTGGTATTACTACAACAATACTGTATGATTCAAATGATGCTGTAAGAGTTGAAGGGACAACAACTGGAGCAACTGTAACTGGAACACTGGATGTAAATGGCAGAGCAGATATTGATAATGTAAAAATTGACGGAAACACTGTTACTACCACCAGCGGAAACTTAACTCTTGATTCTAATAATGGAACACTTGTTGTTAATGATAATCTTGATGTTAATGGAACAGGCACTCACACATTTGCTGGTCCTATTTCTGTCAGTGGTGCTGGCACATTCACAGGTGATGTTATTGCCTTCTCCTCTTCCGACCAAAGACTGAAAGATAATGTTGAACCTATTGAAGATGCCATCGCTAAGGTCTTGAGTCTTAGTGGCAATACATTTGAATGGAATGACAAGTCTGATAAGGAAGGACTTGACATCGGTGTTATCGCTCAGGAAGTTGCAGGTCTTGATTTACCAGGTCTCTATACAACTAGAGATGATGGATATATGGCAGTTCGTTATGAAAAACTTGTGCCTCTACTTATTGAGGCAATTAAACAACTTAATTCGAAAGTTGATGACCACCATAAATAACTAGAAAAGCATCCAGAGATGGCGAATTATAGAAAATCGTTTAATTTTCGTAATGGTGTTCAAGTTGACGATGATAACTTAGTTGTAAACGCTAATGGCTTGGTTGGTATAGGCACGACCGTACCAACTGAGTCTTTGGATGTTAGAGGGACCGCAAGAGTAGTTGGTCTTGTTACTGCATCAAGTGGTATCATCAAGAACTTGGAAGTGACTGGCGTCAGTACAATCACTTCAGGTTCTATAGGAAACCTGAATGTAAATGCTGCGGGTATTGCCACTGCCGTGTCTGGTGTTGTCACTTATTATGGTGATGGTTCCAACTTATCAAATATTCCAACATCTCAGTGGGTGGATATTGATGTTGGTTTAGGATTTACAAGTATCTACAATACGGGATTTGTTGGAGTATCCACTAATGATCCTAGGATGAATCTCCAGGTTGGTGGTAATCCATTACTTACTGGTACAGTTCCTGGTGGTGTTGGTATTAGTTCTCTTGGTCACATTAAAGCGACTGGTATTATCACTGCTACACAATTTGTAGGTGATAAGTTTACCGGTAGTGTCACAGGAAATATAAACTCCACGGGTGTTTCTACATTTGCTGACCTTAAAGTTGGTAGCAACATTACTGCAACTCTTGGTGTCATCACAGCAACTACTTTCAGTGGCGGTTTTTCTGGCAACCTAACAGGTAATGTAACTGGTGATGTTGTTGGTATTGCCACAAATGCTAGAGGTCTGATAGGAACCCCAAATATTACGGTTGGAACAATCAGTGCTACAGATATTACAGCAAATTCCTTAAACTTACCAACTGCGGGCATTATTACCGCAACGAATGAGTTAAATGTTGGTGCTGGTGGCACAATGTTTACCGCGTTACAAAATAAAGCGGCATTCGGAGCTGCAAATCCTGATGCCAACTTGGAGATTAGAACTGCATCCGGATTATCTTCGGTACACATAAGAAGCGCAGATAATTCTTCCATCATCACACTTGGCCGCGGCGCTCCTACAGAAACCACATCTGGAGCGATTAGATTCGGAAACCCACTAGGATCTTTCCCATATAGTTCATCCAAATCTTTTGACGTTATTAACTATGATACTGGTAATGTCAACTTCTATCTTGAGGCAGGAACTGCTGGTGTAGGGACAGGTGATTTCCACTGGCACAGAGGAAAAAATACTTCTAGGTTAATGTCACTTACCTATGGTGGCAACTTAGGGATAGGAATTACAAATCCATCACATAAATTAAGTGTTTCAGGTATTTCCACATTCACTAGTAATATCTATTGTAATGGTAATGTTAATATTGAAGGTAGCTTAACTGTTGATAGTTTCTCTTCAGATCTTACTGGAAACGTTACCGGAAACCTTACTGGTAATGTTAATGCGGCAACAGGAGTTTCAACTTTTACTAATTTAGTTGTCACTAATAATATCAATACTCAAAGTGGCATTACGACTACAGACATAGTAAGTTTGGGTTCAGCTCTTTCGAATATATTAAAAGTTGACGAAAATGGAAATGTTGGTGTAAAAACTGATACGATACTCCCCGACATGGAACTTGATGTCAGAGGAGATGTTCAGGCACAACATGGTTTAGTTGTTGGTCCAACTACATCTCCAAAATGTGCTGTTGATATGTCAAGTGTAGTTGATGTTGTGGGCGACGGTGGCACATCAAGGGCAACTATTGCATATATGATTCCACCTAGAGTGACGACAACTCAAAGAAATGCCTTGAGGGATACTGCTGGTAATGCACTTAGTACTGATGAAGCAGGTGCAGTGATTTACAACACATCGACTAACAAACTTCAAGTTTGGAATGGTTCATCCTGGAACGATTGCTTCTAATAACATATGACACTACAATCTACGGGTCAAATTACTTTTTCCAATATTACTAATGAGTTTGGAACTCCTAGTAACAGTAATTTAGGAGCTTTTCGTGTATCTGAAAATCATGGATCTCTTTCAAATATTCCTTTAGATAGTAATATCCCTCAGACGGGTGAGATAAAATTTAGTGATTTTTACGGTAGAAGATTGAATGTAGTAGTTGATTGCCATTCTGGTTCTGTAGAAGAGAGAGGAAATGCTAAATCAAAATATAATGGCAATCAGGTTAGTGTTGTTGGAGGTTTTAGGTCTCATCCAAGTCCTCCAACTGGAATTAAAGTGATTATAAATGTTAATAAATCATTTAAATCCGAAAAAGGTAAAGCAAAAAATGTAGTTGCACTAAGAACTGGAGAATATGGTTCTGATTGTTTATTAAGGGTTGATGTTGGATCTGAAGGTTATATCGGTGGTGCTGGTGGTAATGGTGGTAGAGGTGGTAATAGGGGTAGTAATAGTGGTTCAGGCGGAGAAGATGGAAATAGTGGATTAGGTATTGACCACGAATCTTCTGATGGAACCACTGTAATTAACAACAGTGGAACAATTTCTGCCGGATTTGGTGGAGGTGGAGGTGGCGGCGCTGCATATCAGTTCGATGAAGGAGGGAAAGGTAAGTCTGATAAAAGAAGAAATGCCTCAGGAGGTGGCGGTGGCGGTGGTGCCGGTTTCCCAGCAGGTAGTGGTGGATCTGGTGGTTCATCCGAAAAGAGTGGTGGTAATGGTAGTAGTGGTGGATTGAATTCTGCGGGGGGAGGTGGTGAGGGTGGTAATAATGATGGTGAAGCAAGAGGCGGTACTGGAGGAACTGGTGGAAGTAATGGTGAAGGAGCTAATTCGGGTGGAGGAGGATCAGGAGAAGAAACAGGTAGCGGTGGATCAGGAGGAGGAGATGGTGCTGCTATAAGAAAAGCAAGTGGTGTCTCAATATCAGTAGTAAATAACGGAACAATTAGGGGATCTACGAGTGCTACAGGGGTGGGATAAATAAAACATCTGAAGTTTTATTATGGCATCTGAGTTTGATTTGATACGAAGGTATCGTGGTGCTTTTTCAAAAGAAGAGTGTAAGGAGATAATAAATTATATTGAATTTTTTGAAAATAATCACATTTTAACTTATGATAGAGGTAGTCTGCATAAAGAAGACCATAAGACAATAAATGTCACGCACGACTATAACTTTGTAGCATCAAATAAATTATCCACAATGATATTTCCAGGATTCAAACCCTGTTTAGAGGAATATCTGGAAACTTTTAGTATTTTGGGAAACAGAAAATTTCTTTTACATGATCTGAAACTGAAAAAAATACCTCCGGGTGGAGGATTTCATGCATGGCATTATGAAAATGGTGCTTTATCTGTAGCACCAAGACAATTTGTCGTTCAACTATATTTGAATGATGACTTTGAGGGTGGTGAGACAGAATTTTTATATCAACAGAGAAGAGAAGAATCAATAGCAGGAGATGTTATTATGTTCCCTGCTTCATTTACACATACTCATAGAGGAAATCCTCCTTTAGGAGGAACAAAATACATAGCAACATCATGGGGAGTCATACAAGATGAAGGTAATATTTAAAATAGTTGAATATTATCCTGATGAAAATAGGATTGAAGTAAAATTTTGCGATGAAAAGTCAACCATTCCAATTGACAATTACAAAGCATATTCAATAAATTGTGATTACTTAGATATGACTGATTCAGATTTTTTCTCAGACTCTCTAGTCAAAAATCATGGATTGAATATTATTGAGCAACAAATAAATAAACGAACAATAAATCCATCTAATATTTCAAAATCTATTTCTGATGATGAATTCAACTTGGAAGATCTGGTAGGTAAAGTTATAGAGGGCAAGTATTTTTCCAGACCCAAATATCCTATTAAAATGAAGAGGATTGAATTATGAAATACTTTAAGAGATGTGAGGAGTTTTACATTTGTGGATCAAAAGATAAAAAAAGAGAAATTTTTGCAGAATCAAAAGAAAATTCTATAACTCTATTTCAAATCATAGTTAAAGGAAAAGGAAGACTGATTACAACTTTTGATTCAACATCGATTGATGGTAGTAGGGGAGATATTATGAATTGTAAGTCTATGATGGGTAAAGATAGAGTTCTTGTATCAGATAAAGATAGCGAAGAGTATTATGAAGTTTATGGATTTAATTCTCTAGATCCGTCAGAAGATTGGGATGCTAAAAAAATTACATCTTCCTTTAGAGGAGACAGTAATAGTTGGATTATATGTTTTGATGGTAGTGCAACTATAAATGGAAAGGTAGTCGAAAAATTTGATTATGCAAAATTAGAAGATAAAGATTATGAAGTTGTAATTGGCAATGCCTTACTGGGAGTATTCACAAAACTATGATTACTAAACAAGATCTAAACTCATTATATGAATGGGCAAGAGATACTGAGTTTCCATTAAGGAATGAACGTATCACATCAAAATATATGGGATATGGTCTCAAAATATGTTGGATAAAATTACATAATCTTTATCCAAATAAAGAACTATCTAAACCTGTGATTCACATCATAAAAAATAAAGATATTCTTGGTGTTTACTTTTTAAGTTATCCACCAAATATGACTGCTCGTCCACATAGAGATTACAATCCACATCGTCAACCATATAAAAGGATTCAGATACCCACAAAGGTTGAAGATGGTTATATTGAATGGACTGCTACTGGTGAGAAAGTTTACTGGAAGGAAGGTAGATCAGAAATTTTTAATGTGGAACAAGAACATCAGGGTGCTAATAATTCTAACACAACCATGGAATTTTTATATGTTGACGTAAAATTTGATATAGAGGTTGAATGATGGAAAATATTGAAGCTGAGGTATTTTATGAACCATTCCCGCATGTAATCTTTCATAATTTTTATAACAAAGATGAACTAGATTTAATTTGGCAAGAACTAGATTTTTATACTAGACCTGGAAAATTTCTAGAAGCGAAGGATTATGGTGGAGTAGTTGATAAAACTAATTCGCATGCGTTGCTACTAGATGACATTTATTCAGATGAACATAGAAAATTATCAAACATTCTAACTGTAACCAGAAAAGTGTTTGATAGTTCTGTTTTGGATGTATTTTCCGAACTACATGATTGCTGCTCTATTGCTAGATATTCTAATTGGGACTGCACCAAAGTCAGATATTATCATAATGGTGAATACTATGAACCACACATTGATAAATCCATGCAATTTTTAGCATTTTCATACTTTTACAAAGAACCGAAAGTGTTTAATGGTGGTGAATTGATCTTCCCAAAATACAATTACAGTTTTGGTTGTCATAACAATTCTTTAATCATGATGCCTGGTTGGGTAGAACATGGTGTGAATAAAGTGTCAATAGAAGACTCTGATTACTTTGAAGGGCATGGTAGATATTCTATCACATCTTTCTTTGGAAGCAAGCACACTTGACAAAAGTCCCAAAAGACTTTAGACTGTGCCTTGTCGCCGTTGATGGGAACATCATGAGCTTAAAACACAATAGGGTTCATCGGTAGAGACGTGCTATAATAACTGCAAGACACCAAACCCAATGACTGTCACCCTTCGTCCTCACCAAAGCAAAGCATTAGATGCCATGCGACAGCATGACAAAGGTCAGGTCATCATCCCTACTGGTGGTGGCAAGACTATGTGCATGATTGAAGATGCCCGTATTGATCTTCTTCATGGCAGAACTATTGTTGTAGTTGCTCCTCGTATTCTGCTGGCAGAACAACTTTGTAAAGAGTTCCTTGAAGTGTTGTCAGATACTTACACTCACATTATGCACGTTCATAGTGGTGATGTTGAGTATTTTCACACTACCAATCCTGAGAAAATTCACTTGTTTGCTAATGTTGCTCGCACGGCAGGTGAAAATTGCATCATCTTCACCACATATCATTCTCTGCATCGTATCAAAGAAGCAGATATTGAGGTGAATACCATTTACTTTGATGAGGCACACAATAGTGTGCAACGTAACTTCTTCCCTGCTACAGAACATTTCTCTCACGATGCTGATCGTTGCTACTTTTTTACTGCTACTCCTAAGCATTCTCTTACCATCTTCAAACCAGGAATGAATGATGCTGAGGTTTATGGTCAGGTAATTTGTAGTGTTCCTGCACCTAAACTGGTTGAGGAAGGTTATATTCTTCCTCCAAAGGTTGTGGTTCAGGAATTACCTCAGGGTGATTTCAAGCAGTCTGATGAGAGAAACCTTTTGGATATTATTGATGCAAACTCGCTCAATAAGATTCTGATTGCTGCACGTTCTACCAAACAGATTGTGCGTCTTGTTTCACAGTCCGACTTCTGCTATGAGTTGCAACAACGTGGATACAACTGGATGTATATCACTAGCAAGACTGGTGCTATCATTAACGGTAAGAAAGTGTCCCGTGAAGAGTTCTTCAAAACTCTGAACCAGTGGGGCACTGATGACACTCGTTTTGTTGTCATGCACCATAGTATCCTTTCTGAAGGTATCAACGTCAAGGGACTGGAAGCAGTTCTGTTTATGCGTAACATGGACTACATCGGTATCAGTCAGTCTATTGGACGTGTGATCCGCTTAGGAAACCGTCACAAGACCTTTGGCTTGGTTTGTGTGCCTGTCTATGATAAAGTGGGCATAGGCACCGCCAGGTCCGTTCAGACAGTGGTAGACACTGTATTTGAACAGGGTCAACCCGCCATTTCTACTATCCGTCGCTAATCATGAAAGTTCGAGTTCAACTGTTCAAAGTCGGCAAAGTCTTTGACGAAATCGTTATTGCAAATGACTATGAAGATGCCAAAGAAGTGGCATTAGCACGAAATCCTGGTGCCACTGTAATTAGTGTGACCGCAGTATTTTGAGCAAATTTCTAAAACCATTCATCCCCTTTCCATCCATTCTTGACCCAAAACCTAAAAATCCATTAGGTTACGTTACTAATGATGGTATGTGGGCTGCCATTCCCCTTGGTAATAGTAAAAAATATGTTATTATTCACCAAGGAACCCAAGTTACAACTCTCAATACATACAATCAAGCAGTTGACTTCATTAACAACCAACTCAAAACAAAGAAACGTAAATCAAGGAGTTCTAATGTCCGGAAAAAGCGAAAAACGTCGTGATGCTCTTGGTCTTTTTTATGAAAGTGTACTGAAACCAGATCATCAACTCCGTCAGTGCGCTCACAATCAGGAATGTTACAACGAATTGATGGAGTGGCGAACTGAAATTATTGAATATCTTGATACTAAAAGAAATCAGGAGTTTGGATAAATATCTGTAGATTGTGTCAAACTAATGTTATCTACACAATACCGACTTCGGTTGGAGTTTATTTGCAAACGTATTGCTAATGATGAAGAGGTAAAACTTGAAGACATGATCTGGGCAGAGAAGTTGTCCAAAGCAAATACTACCGCTCGTGAGTGGTTAAGGAAGGCACGTCGAGCTGCTGCAAATCCTGATATTCAGGAAGGTAGCATGGATGATTTTATGAATAGGATGGGATTAGGTGACCCCGACCCGTCCAATCATAAAATGGGGTTTGATGGTGCTGATGAAATAGTTGATTGGTTTCAACGTGACAAACCTGATGATTGGAGACAACGTGATTAAAGTAACTGACAAAACTATTGCTAATCAACTTCTAAAAAATGCGGCAAAATTGCTTGGTGGAAAACTAACTCACTGGAATATCTATGAACAATCTGGTGAATTAAGTAATAAAATTGTAATCGAATACAAGGAGAACACCTAATGGGACCTATAGTTTTATACAGCAACGGTAATCAAGAATGTGAACGTGCCAGAACACTTCTGGAAACTCTGAACATTCAGATACAAGAATACAAACTTGGTAATCATTTTTCAGAGAGATCATTTCGATCTGAATTTGGTGGTGAGGCGGAATATCCTCAGGTTGCTATTGGTTACAAGCACATTGGTGGATTAAAAGATACACTACACTACTTTCAAGAGAATAAGCTATTATGAACCCAGTAATCCTTATTGCTTGTTTTTCTCCTATTGCAGTAATTTGGATAGTAATGAAACTCTCATTATGGATTGCCGCTGTTAACGACGAACAGAATTATGTCAGAGCAGAATCCAGAAAACCACACGGACCCTATGTGGAAAACCCATATGCAGACGTTGATGAAGAGGAAGAAGAATTTACAAGTCGCACAGATTATAGATGATGCACTCTATCAGTATTACGTGGTAGAAAATAATTTACCTGTTCCTAATTGGAGATACATTAAAGATCAGGACTGGTGGGTAAAGTATCTTGAAGATATGGGACTTGACCCAAAGAATAGATAGTGCTATACTACATCATAATAAAATTGCATCATGGACTACAAACCTTATTCGCCTGAATGGCATCGTAAAAGATACCTAAAAGAGGCTTTAGATGCGTATTTTGATGATTATGTGGAGGTAGACACTATCTACACAGATATTATGGACATCCTGAATGACAAAATGGTTGCATCTCTGGATGAGTATAAAAAATTAGACGACTTGTATTCACGATTCAATGCTTGACGATAAAACACCATGGGCAAATGTAATATCATTTGTATTTGTTTTACTTGTCACATTCAGCGTTGTTGTGCTAGGATACTTTCATGGTAACATGCACTTGCTTACCACACTAAAAAATGCTAGAAACAGTGTATCATGACTACCAAAAAATTTACTAATAAAAGTGGTGACACTTTTGAGTGGGATGAAACTCCAGAACTTGTTGAAGCACTAAAAAAACTTAATAAACCTGTATTTGCAGGAAATTATCAAGGACCACTGTATGCTCCACATCCTGAGTTAAAGAGACCAAAACAGAGACCTACAACTGATTCTACAGAAAAATGAAACTACTAACACTTGATGATTACCAAAGGGCAGGCGAAACTTTTTGGCCTAAGTATTGGTATGTTGCCAAAGAACTTGGTGAGGATGCAAAACCCGAAGACGTTATTAAAGTAATGGAAGCAATCGGTGGTGTTGCACTGAAAGCAGCATTAGAAGAAAAATCAGCAGACCCTTTTGGATTTAACAAAAAAGTTAATGAAGATGGAGCACCAATTTTAACATCTTCAGAGGATTCACTGCCCGGAACTGTGGCAATTTATTCCAATGATCAGTGGGCAGCATATAATCTTTAATAAAAGATAATTTGCATTTAACAAAAAAGAGGAAAACAACGATGACTGAGCAACAAGAACACCTTAGCAATCTTCTCAATCAAAGAGAAGAACTTGCTAGATCTTTAGAGCGCACAAGAGAAACACTTTACAAAGTAACTGGTGCTATTGAATATCTGACACAAACTGGTGTTACACTTCCAGAACCAGAACCAGAACCAGAGGTTAGTGATGATTCAGACAGCAACTGATGAAGTAATTGTACCTGACGGTGCAGAATTGTTTGATGATTGTTTCTATGTTTGGGAGACACGATTCGGACTATTCTCTTCAATGACAGTTAAAGGTCGTCAAATGTTGACAGGTGCCGTTAGAGATAATGTCATTACGATGACACGATGGCACCTTAAATGTGAACAGGAAGGTTGGCCACAGGACAGTGTTCATGTTATAAATGGCAGTGGTTCTAGGGTAGATCTCTGATGTATGAAGAACTTAATTGTTTTGAAGAAGCACTAAAACATTTTGGAACAAGAGTTGAGTTTGTAATTGCCATGGAAATGGGAAGAAAAATCTCTCCAGAAGATTCCTATCAAATGATTAAGAATGAACTTAAAGAACTAAAAAAATGTCGTAAACAGTTTAAGAAAGATGAGTGTTGACAGTCTAAAAGTAAATCAAAATGAAGACGGTACGTTCACCCTTGAATGGGAC